TTCTGAAAAAGTTTCGTATAAGGATCCTCCGAGAGAATCATCTTATTTTGCATATAAACGGATCAATCATTTTAATGAATGGTTGGCTCAATTCCAAGCAAAAGAAACAACTGACATACCGGAAGAAGTTTATAAAGGAATTTTGAAGGAATTAAAGAAGAATAATTTTTTAAAATTAGAAGATATCTCGTATAAAACCATGCGAGAAATACTCAAAAAATTAAAGTATAATAAATATTACGAACACATTCCACACATTATCAATATTATCAATGGTCAAAAAGCCCCGATTCTAACGAGACAATATGAAGAGCAACTACGAATTATGTTTAAAGAGATTCAAACTCCATTCATGGTACATTGTCCCGAAAACCGAAAAAACTTTTTATCGTATTCTTATGTTCTTCATAAATTTTGCGAATTACTTGAATTGGATCATTTATTAATTTATTTTCCGTTATTAAAAAGTCGCGAAAAACTTCAACAACAAGATATTATCTGGCAAAAGATATGTAATACTTTATTATGGGAGTATATACCTAGTATTTAGCGTTGATGAAAATCATCTTTTTCTTGTTGAACGATTACCACATGAGGCATAAATCCATCAAAGAGGACGAATGTTGTGGTTGCTAATAAACCAATGTAGATTGCATGTTCATTCATAATTGAACAATTAGGTATGAAGTATGTTGATGAGGTTACGATTAGTAACATGATAAAATATTTGATTGTATTATGGGTGTTAAACATATCAACCATACGAATTATTATATTATAACAAATATAAAATAATTCTTGTAAAAAAAATATTATACTTTATAAATGGGAGATTCACCAACTAATAATGGCTATATGCGCGATGTATACAAAACAACACGTAATGATTACATTGACCACAATGAACCGATTATTTTTAATACACGTAGATCTTATTCATTGAAGGGTATTATTCAAGAAACACCAATGAGTAATTTGTTCTTTTCGGATTTGAATGTAAAGGCGATTCAAATGACAATAAGGTATCTCATCCATGAGAGTAAAGCTAAAATGATAGGATATCAATCCGAAAATGAATTATTTGTAATTATGAGATCCATCTACTTACAAAATGCGAATTCTATCCTTACATCTGATAAAATGTTAACAAATACTCGCGTCCTTAATAAAATGGTAGTTGATTATTCCGTAAAAAATATAGAGGATCAACTAGACCAATACGATGGATACCTTCAAAAAATATCAATTGCACCCGTACCCATGGAACACCCTAGAGCAGGAAATACCGATAGCTATACTTATGATATGAGTAATATTATGTTTTAATCAACCTCGTCTACAACTGGGCTACCATCCATACCGGGCATAGGACCTGTATTCATGGCTTGTTCGGGATATAATTTAGACATATAGGGTTGAACAAAGACATTAAATTCATTTTTCTTATCATTTAATTCATCAGATGAAATGTTCTCCATTTCTTGTAGCCACTGTTCATTTTCATTGATTTTCTCATTCATGAGTTTTACTTCTTCTTCAGATAATTTTTCGGCGGCTTTTTCATTTGCGAGGGTTGTTTTTGTTTGGAAAAGAATATTTTCAAATTCATTTTTAGACTCAATCTTTTCTTGATATTTTTGATCTTCTTCTTTGAATTCTTCCGCCTCTTTTACCATTCGTTCAATATCATCAGAAGATAATCTGCCTTTATCATTTGAAATCGTAATTTGTTTTTTAATTCCAGAAGTTTTATCTTGTGCTTCAATATTCATAATACCGTTTGCATCTATATCAAACGTTACTTCAATTTGCGGAATTCCTCGTGGGGCTTCGGGGATTCCTTCCAATTCAAACTTCCCAAGACTATTATTATCTTTTGTCTTCGCCCGTTCTCCTTCAAACACTTGGATTGAAACACTGGGTTGATTGTCTTGATAGGTGGAAAATGTCTGTGATTTTTTAGTCGGGATGGTTGTATTTCTTTCTATAATTTTTGTCATAACACCACCGGCCGTTTCAATACCAAGCGATAAAGGAGCTACATCTAAAAGTAGAATCTCATCAACCCTTTCCTCTCCCGTAGTTGATTTTGAAAGGATCGCAGCCTGAACACTTGCCCCGTAGGCAACGGCTTCGTCCGGATTGATGTTTTTACTAAGTTCCTTCCCATTGAAATATCCACCAAGTAAATCTTGAACCTTGGGGATCCTTGTAGATCCACCAACCAATACGATTTCATCAACTTGTGATTTAGAGACACCTGAATCTTTAAGAACTTTTGAAACTGGATTCATGCATTTTTGAAATAAGGGCATACACAACATTTCAAACTTTGCCCGAGTAATAGATGTGAAAAAATCAATACCTTCGTGGAGGGAATCTACTTCAATTGAGGCCATCGCGCTACTTGACAGTGTCCTTTTCGCTTTTTCACATGCTGTCCTCAAGCGACGACCGGCACGTTTATTATCGGTGATATCATGTTTGTATTTTCTTTTAAATTCATCTGAAAAAAACTTGACCAAAATATTATCAAAATCTTCTCCACCCAGGTGTGTATCTCCCGCGGTCGCCATAACTTCAAAAATACCTTCTTCAATCGTTAGCAGTGATACATCAAATGTACCGCCACCCAAATCAAAAATAAGAACTTTTTTTTCTGAACCGGTATTGTTGTCCAATCCATAAGCAATCGCAGCAGCAGTTGGTTCGTTGATAATCCGTAATACGTTTAATCCGGCAATTGAACCGGCATCTTTCGTTGCTTGTCTTTGAGAATCATTGAAATACGCGGGTACAGTGATAACAGCAGCGGTAACTTCTTCTCCAATGTATGCTTCGGCTGTCTCTTTCATTTTGATCAATATCATGGATGATATTTCTTCCGGTGAATATGTTTTTAATTCATTTTTAAATGACACTTGGATGAATGGTTTTTGGTTTTGTTCGATGACATTAAATGGAAAATGCTTCAAATCGGCTTGAAGGGTTTTATCATTGAAATCTCTCCCAATCAATCTCTTTGCATCAAAAACGGTATTTTCGGGGTTAATAGATGCCTGGTTTTTAGCCCCGTCTCCAATAATTCTCTCTTCACCTGTGAAACCAACATACGAAGGAGTCGTCCGGTTCCCTTGATCATTTGCAATAATTTCACACCGATTATCTTTCCACCATCCAACGCAACTATAGGTTGTCCCCAAATCAATTCCAATGGCAACCATATTATATAATCAAATAGTCCATACATTTTTAAGTAATTTATTTAAACAACTAAATACAACCATATTATGGAGAACTATGGGGAATATATTCTTTCTATACTCAATAAAAAGAGATTTGTCAAACAATGGATAGAGGGTAAATATTTGGAAAAACCAATCATTCTATATGGTGAGAACGGGATAGGGAAAACATCTCTCGTGGATTACATTCTGAAAGATTTTATTAAAATCACAATAGATATTGGATTTTGTAAGAATCATCATTCGGTAGAAGAATATTTGGAAATGTCATTGTATAAGAAGAGTATTACAATGATGTTTGATAAGAATGTAAGGAAAAAGGTATTGGTGTTTGATGATTTAAAATATATTCAAACAAATGATAAAAATCTATTCAAACAAATTATTAATTTTTCAAAGAAAAAAACAAATTTCCCGGTCATTTATATTTTTAAAAAAATTACCCATAAAGATATCCAGGCAATCCACAGAAAGTGTTTCCCAATTCATTTATCATTGACAACCCCCCAAATAAAGAAAATTCTTCAAAAGTATTACCCGGTTGAAAAGATAGAGCTGTTAGATGAATTGATTGAAAAATCATCTTCAAACTTTCATAATATTAAAATCAACCTTGAATTCTATAAAACGAATACGCACCGTATTAATCAATATGACAAAAAATACGACGATTTATTTGATTTGATTCAGATGATGTATGGTTGTAAGGGTATAAGTGATTATTACCGTCTTTCTGCAAGTGATTACACGATTATTTCTCTACATATTTTAGAAAATTGCGTTCAATGGATTTGGAAGGATAAAAAATCATCATATCAAAAAAAAATGCGACTTCTTAAAAGTATCTATTTCGCTAGTTCTGTGGGTGACAATTTATATTATAAAATACATCAACATAATGATTGGGGGATCATTAATCATATCATAACAAATACAATTGCAAAACCATTATATCTCCTTTCTAAAAATAAGATAAAAATGAAGGATAGAGTCTACAATAAATATTTGAGTAGTTCAATCATTTATACGTACAATTCAAAACTACTGGTAATGAATGGGATAACGGTTGATATTTTATCCGAACTATATTCTCTTTTCAGAAATAAGGACTATCATCGTGTGTGTCAAATCATTCATTCTTATGGGATTTCTCAAAAAATGTTTGAGAAATTCAGCAAGTATTTTTTTCAAGAAACGCCTAAAAAAGAGATTAAATTATTATTTAAGAATTAAATCATTTAAGATAAATATAAAATGCCAATGAAACTAACCTACTTTAATGTACGAGGACTCGCTGAAACTTCCCGTATTCTCCTGGCGATTGGTGGCGAAGAATATGAAGACTTTCGTTACCCACTATCGGTGATTAATATGAGTACCCATGAAATGGTGAAAGAAGAATTTGATGCCGATAAAGCCGCAGGAAAGTTAGTCGGGTCTCTGAACAAGGTCCCTTTCCTAGAAGTGGACGGTATTACTATCCCTCAATCAAAGGCGGTTGAGAGATTTCTTGCTCGGCGATTCAATATGATGGGATCATCCGATTTAGAATCAGCACAGATTGATGCAATTTGTGAATCAGTCCGTGATTTTAAAGAAATGTATCAAAAAGTCCGTGGTCTCTCGGAAGAAGAAAAAGAAGCCGGTACAAATGAATGGTTCACGGTGACTTTGGTAGAACGGTTATCTCTTCTAGAAAATCAGATGGTGGGGGAAACCGGCTTTTCAGTCGGTTCCTCAATTACTTTGTCGGATGTGGTACTCTTCACCTTTGTTACGCAGTTTTTTGACAATAAAGAAGCTTCCTACAATGCAACTCTCGCAACTCCTAAAATTAGGGCGGTTGTTGATCGCGTTTCTTCTCACGCGGAGGTTGTTAGTTGGCTTGACCGCCGCCCGAAGACTTCTTTTTAATCTCTCGTTTGTATTTGTCTAAATCTTTACTCGTTAGTTCATATCCCCAGTGAAGCAATACTTGTCTTATTACGGGGCTAATGGATACATCATTGTATCTTTTTTTTTTTTTAATAATTTCGTTCATTAAACGACGTCTAAAACGACCATTTGGTCCTGTAAGGGCTAACCATCTTTTTATTTGTCTTTCATCGTCTTCGGAACGACGACCCATATAGTATCTGCAGTACCACTGGAACCACCCGTATGGGTCTTTTTTTACGATCCAATTGCTTTCTTCCCACGCTTCTAACGAAGAACCACATTTAACACCATATTTATTTACTTTTTTGTCATATATCTCGGAAGTAATCATTTTTTCTTTGTCTATACCCTTAAACCAAGAGGAGGGATATTCTTTTGTCGCATTATTTGCCGTGTAGTTTTTACCTGTTATGGATGAGTATATTGGTCTAAAATAGGTCCCTCCAAATGCCCCCTCTTTGAAAACCTGTTTCGGACTTTTATTTGGTTTAAAATTATTGTCACTATCATCCATAATTATATTATATGTAATATTATTATAATGAGAAATAATATTAGAACGAAAAGAAGGACT